ATTACTGAAGAATCTATCAGATATGAAGTTAAGGATAGAGTAGAAGAATTTGATGATAGAGTAGTTGTAGAAAATGTAGGTATTATCAGAAACGAAAAGAATCATAGTGTAACTGTCAATATTGACCTAAGAATTATCAATGATGTAAACAAAACGAAAATGAGTTTACTTATGAAGAACTTGGGTGACTCGATTCTTAACGATGATGCTTCATTAACTAATACAATTTGGGCAACATCATGATAAATAAAACACCAACATTCCATAGCAAGTTTACTGATAGAAATCTTGACTATGCGAATCAATACTTTGATTTAGTTAATGACTACTATTCAACTTGGTCATTACCTAATGTTAAAGTTAGTTACTACAATCTTGATATTGAAAATAGTAACGTTGATAAGTCTAAGTTAGATGGTGGTGCTTATCAAGTTGTTGGTAATTTAAGTGGTTGGAGATGGAGAAAGGTTCTTAATTTCTCACTCAATGGTATGTCTCAAGTTAATACTACTCCAACTAATGATGAAAGAGGTACAACTAATACAGAAAAACTTCTTGATGCTTATTTTCCAAGAACTCAAGGAGTGGTTCCTAAAGTTCATGATTTCATTGCATTTGATCAGTTCAATGCAAATAATCACTTCATTCTTAATGATCCGCCATTATATGAAGTTGTCAACGTTGAAAAATCTAATGACTTTGAACTAGGATTCTATAAGATTTATTGTAAAGTAACTTATATATTGAAATCTCAAGTAGATTGTCAGCTTACTGATATTATTGATTTCTTTGATTACGAGAAGAAACTTTATACCATAGATGCATCTCTTGTTCTTAATAAGATACTTGATGAAAAAGAGAAAACAACTCTTCAATCTGGTTTTGATCAAAGACTCGGATTGTACTGCGAAACTTTGAAATTAGAGGATTAACACTATATGGCTACTACATCTACTACAAATGACAGCATTTTGCTGAGCCAGATCGTTAACCAGGGTGTTAACATCTATGGTTCGAGAGAGAAAATCAGATCGGCTCTTGTTGAATATGCTAAAACTTATCTGAATCTTGGCGATGTTGATATCAATAAGACTTCTTATCTTGCTTATCTTATTGATATGCTCAGTATTCTTAGTGCTAACCATATCTTCTATGATTCAACCATTTATCGTGAATTCTTCTTTACTGAAGCACAGATGACTGAATCTGTTAACAATCTTGCTAAGTGGATTGGTTATACTATTCCTAAAGCAACTCCTGCTGAAGTTGATTTGATGTTCTCGATTCCTTTGAACTTCAGTAGTGATAATGTTAATTTCTCTTTATCTCCTTATTTCTATGTAAGAAGTGGTGATATTCCTTATATCATTAAGTCAAATGCTTTGGATATTACTACTGCTGCTAACGTTAATCTTCTTAGTAAAACTCAACTTTCTACTAAAGATTGGGTTGTAAGAGGTTCTATTGTTAACAACTCTGCTATGAATGTTCGTGACAATGAAGGATATTACAAACCTGTATATCTTTCTAAGAATGCTGATACTGCATTCTTTATGTTGCCATTCATTCAGAAGGAAGTTCAGCTTAAAGTATTTCAGATTCCTAATGATCTTGCTGTTAATCAGTTCTATAGTATTCCGATTACGTTTGAAGGTCAGGTTTGTGATATTGAAGTTTATGTAGTTTCTCCTTCTCCTAATCAGAAACTTAGTATTGCTGATTCATCAATTGATAACGTTCTTGATGCTTCTAACTTCGATCCAATTAACGATGAATTTGCTGATTCATCTGGTAATACTTGTAAATGGGTACAGTGGACTGAATCAGTCAATGGTATCTATACCATGAGTTCTAGAGCGGCTCAATTCAGCTGGATTGGAGGCTATAACAAGGGTGAGATTCTTTTTGGTAATGGTATATTGGGTAAGCAACCTCCTGCTGGGTCTATCATTGCAGTCAGATTACATGTTACTCAAGGTTCTAAGGGTAATGTAATTGCTAACACTATCACTGATGGTGATACTATTTATACTACCACTAATAATCAGAATGTAACTTCTATCAATTACGCAGTTAGAAATACTAGAGCAGCTCATAGTGGTACTGATTTACTTACTCTCCCGGAAATTAAGCAAAATGCAATTACTAACCTTTCAGCAAAGAAACGTTTGGTTAGTGAATGGGACTACGATAATATCAAAACTATTCTTGGTAATGATCTTCCTTTGAATGATTCATATTCAATTCTCAAGAGATCTGACATCAAAGTTAATGAAATTGATGTATTTACTACATTGAATTATGTGACTAATGAAGTAAATGAAATTGTTCCTACTAGAAATGTATCAATTGAGTTAGCTGATCCTAAATGGGATGATGACAATAAGTATACTATCTATAGAGATTATGAAGTAGAATATCCACCAAAGAGTGGTGAAAAGTATCTTACTATGTTTAATCTAACTTGTAACAAGGATAATATGACTGCAAGTTACGATTACATTCTTCAGAATGTTTATGGTTCAGCTACTAAGATGTATAGTAAGACTCAAGATAACTATTGGGATCGTTTCGTTTATATTACTGGTAATGGTTGTAACTTTGGTATTGATATCAATAAGAAAGCACTTCTTGGTAACAACTATCCTTTGAATGTTCGTTTCAATGTTAACCATGTTGCTAGTAAAATCAATAAGAACTGGGTTAGTAAGATTAAAGAAGGTCTGGATAGTGAATTGACTGTTGCTGATTTGATCCAAGAAGCATCTTCAGAAGCAAGTTATAAGGGTCATTACTCAACCCTTCTTGTTATTAACAAGTTTAGAGCTAGTATGACTACCAAGTGGGGTAAGTTTGATGTTTATCAGCCTACTTCAACTTATGGTTATTATGAAAATACTAATACTGAAGAAGTAGATACTAATCATATCAAGACTACTTATAACAGTTTCGGTTGGAGAATTGATAACTATGCTGATGTTCCAGAAGGTACTCAAAGATTTGAATTTGCTATTCAGGCTTTGGTACCCAAGAGAAATTCAAATGGTGAAATTATTGGTATTGATGGTACTGTAGTTATTGATTCGAATGATGAACTTAGACCGGGTTGCGATAAGATTCCGATTCAGTTTGTTTGGACTACGGTAAATACTTATTACTGTGATATTGTTATCAGAAGAAATCTTGATAACTTTATGACTTCAGCTATTACTAGTGATGATGGAGTCAATTATAAGATTCATAACGTTCCTGTCATCTTCGAAGATTATTACAATAATGTAATTAATGATGAGGAAAACACCAAGGAAACTAATAACTTCGAACTTCATGTAATGCAGAAGTTAGTTTCTAATTTGAATCTTGGTGATGCTAAGATGTTGACGGACTTCGTTAATATCAAGTTTGCTGATACTTATGGTTCAATGATCAATCTTAGATACAACAAACCAGATTATGTAATTGAATCTAGATACTGGCATACTCCTTGGTGGAGAGGTAGTGGTCAAACTCAAGATAAAACTGATATGAATCTTGAGTATGAAGCAGCATATACTAAACCAGAAGAGGAGAGAGTCAATCCAGAAGATGCTTTTCCTGATAATATGGATAGTGAATATTACATTGATCCTGCTGCTACAGTAGTCTACTATATTGTAAATGGTGTTATTCCTGAAGAAAAGAGACCACTTGCTGAATACATTGGATGGATTGCATTACGAGTACCAAGTAGAGTTGCTGAAGGCAAGTATACTTGGACTTATAACCTTTACGAACCAGAAGTCGGTACTTATGTAAGAGTCAAAGATGAACTTGATAATGAAAACTATTACAAGACTCTTGTTTGGACCGGTAAAGAATGGAAAGATGTTCTTGATTATAAGATTCCTCTTGAACTTAAGTTGAAAGTTGAAGTTGATAGTAACTCCGTCAGTAAGAACGACGAAGCTATCAAGGAAGAGATTATTGATACTCTAACTCAATATTACAGCAAGAGTAACAAGATGGGTCTTCAGAGAAATCTTGATAGATCTGAAATTATCAAGGTTTGTAGATCCGTTGAAGGTGTTATTTACGCAGAACTTACTGATCCTGCTGTAGATATCAGATTCAATTATGAGATGAAAGATCTTACTCAAAAACAATTACTTGACTTTACGCCAGAGTATATTGGTTTCAGAGGTAAATCCGATAACGAAGAGTCCTACGGACGATCAACTATTAACATCACAATTGTTCGTAAGTAAAGGAAAGGAGGATAATTACCATGAAACCTATTGTTATTAGAAGTATCGTAAATGATAAGAAGGTAGTTACTGTCCTTGACCTTGATTACCTTTATCGTTATATCATGCAGCACGTATCTATGGAATTTAGTAATCTTATTGAAACTTGTTATTATCCAAAAACTAATAACATTTTCAAAGATCTTCTTAGTATGTGTAATACTAATGAGAAAGCTCTTACTGAATATTCCATCGAAAAGTACGGAGAACAGAGATCTCAATTTAAACTAGTTCATGATCCATATACTACTCTGTTGATTCTTATTGTACAAGAGTATCTGAAGGTTCATAATTATGCAGCTGCTGAAATGGCTTTCCATCTTTTCTCATTGAGAACGTATAGTAATACATTGTATCACTTTACTACTTCTAAGAAGAATGGTAATAAGAAGTCTCTTTGCATTAATGATGTATTTGCATCAGCAATGGAAAGTCTTAGTAGTAATCATATCTTCAAAAAGAAGAAAACTATTGCTGCATCTATTATCTATTTCAGTACTGATGTATTTACTAAGTACAAAACAGCACTTATTGAAGATGATAGCAATAGAATCTTCAGTATGATTTACTCATTGAAGAACAGAATCAAACAATCAGTTCGTTCTTTAATGGTTAAGTACTATGAGATTTATAAGAACAAGTTAGCAAACTCTGTTGGTGATAATCCTGATTATGATCCAACTAGAGAAGCAAAACTTAAGGCGTTTATCAATAAGGTTGCTGAAGATATGTGTGTTTACAGAAAGAGAAATTCTGTAGCAATTCAGCAAGCTCAAGCCATTACTAAGTTCAATAAGAAGTTAGCTGTACAATTTGCTGAAACTATTGCAAGTCCACAATTTGTGGATGATATTTCGCTTGCTTATTATCTCATCCTTAAAGATCTCAAAGATCTTGGATTTATTAAGCAAGCGAAATTCATGGATTGGATCAGAGCCAATATGTCCATTAAATCTACTAAACAGAAGGTATACTTCAAATTAGTAATTGACCAGATACTGCAAAAAGTTATCAATGTGCTGCATCTGGAATCATGGTATAATGGTATAACGATCCAATCAAAAGGCGTGAGCAGAAACTATATAGCCTACTACGTAGCAATTTATCTTAGATATTATATCTGATAAATTAGCCACCAGCTTTGAAAAGGGCATCAGCAGCTGCTTCTGAATCAGCGGTCTGTTCTTTATTACGACCATCACTACTGCTACTTT